CCACGTTACTGCCGGACCCTGCACCTGAGCCGGGGTATAAGTATCGCTGGATTCGTGTTTCCATGATGGGTCAATCAGATCCACGTAACGTGTCAACCAAACTGCGTGAGGGGTGGGAACCTGTTAAAGCTGTAGATCATCCTGAGATTTCTGGTTATCTAGAAACCGATAATGCTCGATTCAAAGACAATATCGTGGTGGGTGGTTTAATGCTTTGTAAAACACCGACAGAATTTGTTGAGCAGCGGAATGCTTATTATCAACAGCAGGCCGATGCGCAAATGCGTTCTGTAGACAACAACTTCATGCGCGAAAATGATCCAAGAATGCCTCTGTTTTCAGAGCGCAAAACTTCGGTTTCATTTGGACGCGGTAATCAACAATCCAAGGAGTAATTCCAAATGGCTTACCCGACTATTGACAAGCCTTATGGCTTGAAACCAATCAATCTGATTGGCGGTCAGGTCTTTGCCGGTGCTACTCGTCAACGCCGTATCGCATCCGGTGCTTCTAGCATTGGTTTCGGTGACCCCGTTATTTTTGTTAATGACGGCACCATCGCGGTTTCGACTTCGACAACGGCTGCACCTGCAACAGGCTTTGCTGGCGTCTTTCTAGGCTGTCAGTTTGTTTCGTCTGTAACCGGACAACCCACGTTCTCGCAAGCATGGATTAGCGGCACCTCGGTAAAGGCAAACACCTTTATCACCGCGTTCGTGTGCGAAGATCCAGATCAGTTGTTCCAAGTCGCCGTAGTTACTGGCACGACGGTTGTTTCGACGACATCGGGCCTGACCTACACCAACATCAACAACAACGTGGCATTGGTAGCTAACACGCTTAACACCACAAGCAACGATTCTCAGCAAGCTATTTTGTTGAGTTCGGCAGATGTGACGGCTTCTTTGCCGATCCGTATTGTTGATCTGGTGCCTGATACGGCATTTTCTTATAGTGGCACTGTTTACTACCCGGAAGCTATCGTTAAGTTCAATATGCCGAACATTAGCGGTTCTACTTTCCTCGGTGGTCATGCCTACTACAACCCAACCGGACTGTAATAGGGGAACATAAATGGCTATTTCACGCGCACAACTATTGAAAGAGCTGCTCCCCGGCTTGAACGCATTGTTCGGTTTGGAGTATGCGAAGTATGGCGAAGAGCACAAAGAGATTTACGAAACTGAATCTTCCGAGCGCTCGTTTGAAGAGGAAACCAAGCTGTCAGGCTTTAGTGCTGCCCCGGTTAAAAACGAAGGTAGCGCAATTGCTTATGACAACGCGCAGGAAGCTTGGACCGCACGTTATACGCACGAGACCATTGCTTATGGCTTCTCAATCACTGAAGAAGCGATTGAAGATAACCTGTACGACAGCTTGTCGGCTCGTTATACCAAGGCACTTGCACGGTCGATGGCTTATACCAAGCAGGTTAAAGCTGCTGCTGTTTTGAATAACGGTTGGGCTTCTACCGTAACTTACGGTGATGGTCAGACTTTGTTCTCCACAGCACATCCGCTGGTTTCTGGTGGCACTAACAGCAACACGACCGCTACGGGCGTGGATCTTAACGAAACCTCGTTGGAAAATGCAGTGATTCAGATCGCTGCGTGGACTGATGAACGTGGGCTTTTGATCGCTGCTAAACCCCGCAAGCTTATCGTTCCTCCTGCTTTGATGTTCGTGGCAACTCGCCTGTTAGAAACCGAACTCCGTGTCGGTACTAACGACAACGACATCAATGCCTTGAAGAACAACGGTTCGATTCCTGAGGGTTATACGGTCAATCACTTCTTGACCGATACCAACGCTTGGTTCTTGACGACCGATGTTCCTAACGGCTTGAAGCATTTTGTACGGACACCGTTACAAAATTCAATGGATGGTGACTTTGATACGGGCAACGTTCGCTACAAAGCTCGTGAGCGTTATAGTTTTGGTGTGTCTGATCCTCTCGGAATCTACGGATCTCAGGGAGCCTAATCAGGCTAAAAAGGGGGTTGCAAAACCCCCTTTTTTATTTATACTGTGAGTATCTGGGAAACCAGCTTGCTAAACTGTCCCAGCAGACGATGCACCGATTAGCAAGCGACTTGTGCATAAGGAATTATCATGGCAGTTTCAACAACCCAAGCAATTTGGCGTTCGGGTGGTGGCGATCAAACTCGCACCGCATATTGTGGCACCGGACTTATGGTGGCCCAGTTTTATTTTGACCCGACTGCTGCTGATACGACAGCGGTTCAAATTTCTTCTTCTAATACAGCCCCGGTAATTCTTCCTGCTGGCGCAGTTGTTGTTCAAGTTAACATCAACGCTGCTGGTACAGGTGGAACGACACCTACTTTTGATATGGGCTGGATTGGTTATTCTGACACTTCTGCTTCTGACCCCAATGGCTTAATTGCTGCGGGTGATGCTGACGCAGGCAAACAAGTGTTTGATTGGTCCACGGCTACGGCAGGTGATGACATGGGGGTGATTATGTCTGCTACCCAAATGGTCAAAATCACTGCTGGGGCTACGACAGGCGACGCTCCTACGGGCGGTACTGCTTCTGGACAAATCCTGTACTACGTCACTGATCCATACCTCGGTCAGCAAAACGTCTAATGACGGAGGCCAATTATGGCTATGCAAACAGACGTAAAAGCTTCGCATGTGGAAGCGACAGGCACCGCTGTATCCGGGCGTGTTAGGGTAAAGGGTTATCAGTGCCTCTCCGGGGGCACTGCCGGGGATATTATTTTCCGTGATGGTGGGGCGAGCGGCACAATCCGTTTGCAGTTTAATATCCCTGCAAACACCAATAATCCTTTTGCAAACCTAATCCCCGGTGAAGGCATTCTGTTTAGTACAGATGTGCACGTCACGTTGCCTACTGCCGCTAAAGTGACGGTGTTCTATGGCTAAGTCTCCGGCGTGGCAGCGCAAGGAAGGCAAGAACCCAAAAGGTGGTTTGAACGCCAAGGGGCGAGCTTCGTACAACGCAGCTAATCCGGGGAAACCCGGACTCAAACCCCCTCAACCAGAGGGTGGGTCACGCAGAGATTCTTTTTGTGCTCGGATGAAAGGCATGAAGAAGAAGCTTACGAGCGCTAAAACAGCTAACGATCCAGATAGCCGCATCAATAAATCGTTAAGGGCTTGGAAGTGTTAAATGGAAACGGGTACGCTGGTTTGGAATCTGATTACTTCTTTTTTAGTGGGGCTGGTGATGTTCATGGTGAAGCAAGCTTCTGATGAACAAAAGCGTATTCAGATTCTTTTGAATAGAACACGGGAAGAAATTGCCCGTGAGTACATCACCCGCGCAGAAGTTAAGCAGGATTTTGAAAAAATTATGGAACGGTTTGATTCAGGCTTTACAAGACTTGAAGCAAAGATTGACGCGCTTGCTAAGAAAGGATGATGGCAATGTCAACCAATAGAAATATACCTAGCCCCCCGGATATGGATTCGTCTAAATACGAGCCGGATCTAAACAAACCTAAAAAACCTGTGCCAAAACCTAAACCAAAGCCTGTAAAAAAGGCTGAGTTTGAAATGGAAGATACAGAAACATTTACCGCTAAAAAAGGCGGTAAAGTAGGTTCAGCTTCTAAACGTGCAGATGGCATTGCTAAAAAAGGCAAAACTCGCGGAATGATGCGTTAATTTTTAAAAGGAGTATTAATATGAAAAAGATGGCTAAAGGTGGTGGCGTAGCCCCAACAAAAATGGGTACAGTGAAAACAGCAGCTCCCAGCCGTGATGGTGTTGCTACCAAGGGCAAAACCAAAGGTACGCAAATCAAAATGAAAGCTGGCGGATACTGCTACGGTGGAATGGCTAAAAAGAAATGATGGCGTCTCGCGGCATGGGGGCAATAGCCCCCTCTAAAATGCCCACTGCCAAGCGCAAAGCTAGGCGGGATGATACTGATTTTGATCAGTATGCCGAAGGTGGCAAAGTGAATGCGGCAGGTAATTACACCAAACCGGGGCTACGCAAGAAGATTGTGTCTCAGGTTAAAGCCGCAGCTACTCACGGTACTAAAGCAGGGCAATGGTCCGCGAGAAAAGCGCAGCTTGTAGCTAAGAAGTACAAAGAAGCTGGTGGAGGTTACCGTGACTGAGAAGTGGATTCAAAAAGCCATCAAAAAGCCCGGAGCCTTGCATAAATCACTAGGTGTTCCTGAAGGCAAAAAAATTCCCGCAGGTAAGCTGGCTAAAGCTGCAAAAGCTCCCGGTAAATTAGGGCAGCGAGCAAGGCTGGCGCAGACGCTGAAGAAGATGAAGTGAGGCAATTATGCACGCAAACGACTGTTTAGAGCACGAAGATGGGCCATGCACTTGTGGGCTTGAAGAAGTCCTAGAGGATGAAGCTTGGGAAGAAGCTAAAGAACATTTAGACCCTGAAGATTGGTAATGAAAGCGCCGCAGCAGAGTTTGAAGGCTTGGGGGGACCAGAAATGGCGGACAAAAAGTGGTAAACCGTCTAGCAAAACTGGCGAACGATACCTCCCGGAGGCGGCAATTAAGTCTCTTACACCTTCAGAGTACGCTGCAACGACAAAGGCAAAACGAGCTGGAAAAAGCGCAGGAAAACAGTTTGTTAAGCAACCGGCAAAAATTGCCGCTAAGACTGCGAGATTTAGATGACTACATCCGGCTCAACCGACTTTAATCTTGAGTTTGTAGATATAGCCGAAGAAGCCTTTGAAAGGGCTGGTCGGGAGATGCGCTCTGGCTACGACCTGCGTACTGCACGTCGTTCGATGAACCTGCTAACCATTGAGTGGGCAAATCGTGGCATCAATATGTGGACGATTGAGCAGGGCACGAAGAATTTGGTACAGGGCACTGCGACGTACGATTTACCGGACGACACCATTGACTTGCTTGAGCACGTT